GTATGTAATAAACTTAAACCGTAAAATGTTTTCCCTTTTCTCATTTCTTCTGTATTTTTACCTGTAATTTTCATTTTCCATTTATCTCTTTTGAAAGGGATTATTTGAACATAAGGTGTACCTTTTTTTATAATAGTATCGAGTGTAGGATATTTATCTCCATTAATCACTATTGGAAAATTAATTTCATTAGAAAAAGTATCAGTGTCTACAATACCAGGGATTATAGAGAACCTATCATCTATATTATTTAATGGAGGTACAAATAAACAAGAATAGCCTGGTGGAGTTTTTATAATCCAAGGGTTAAGTATTTTTAAAAAAGGAAGTTGTTTATTTTTTTCAGCATGAGGAGAACCTAAAACTTGTTTTACATTATGTAAATCTGGAGATTGACTACCTAAATTTATAGATTTTGCTCGAAGCAAAGAATCATCTATATCAAGTGGATGCCATTCAATGTCTGGTTTTCCTTCTTTATTTTTTTTATTATGTACAAAACCATAGTCTCGAGGTACTTTTAAAAGATAACCAGTTGTTAATGTATCTAAAAAAGGCATACACCCTTTAACAGTTTTATTTCCTATAGTATGTTCTAATTTTTTATACCATTGGGGAATATTTAATTTTATTGGAATAGGTTGATCCTCTTTTAAATCAACATAATCATTATGAGATATAAATTCTATTTCTTTCTCGAACATTTTAAATACTTATAAAAAATTAATTTAAAAGTAAAGTGTTATAAAAGTTCTAACGGATGTATAGCAGTTGTTCCTTGATCTTCTATATAGGATTCTAAAGAATAATTTAATGGATATTCTTCTTCAACGAGAAAAGAAGATGTATCAATAGATTTTAAGTAATTTAAATAAGTGGTTACATTAGATGCTAAAGGTTTTGAATTATTATGTGTTAACCAATCTTCAATCAAAGGTATAATACTATTTATATAAGATACTAAAGCATCATGATTACTAAAATGTGTTAAATTATGTGAAACATATGTTACCTGGTTTCCATTTTTAAAATCAACATCTTTTGTACCTAATTTAACTGCAGTGTAATCAGTGTTGTCCACTGTAATAACATCATATAGATCATCTGACCAATTTTTATTATCATCATATACAGATTGGCTAGAAGCTATTCTGTATAAAGAACCTTTTTGATTGTCTGAGTTTTTATTAAAAATAAATATTGCCATATGTTTAAGTTCCTATATTTTCAAAAATAGCTAAAACTCCATCAACACCAGGTGTGCCCGGTGATGTAACCCCTCCAGGACCTCCTGTACCAAATTGCTGATTAGCTGATGCTTCACCTACTACAAAACCTCTGTATGTACTTAAATTTACTCCAGGAGCATTTCCAGGATTTCCAGAAGCTCCACCAGATGGGACTCTTACGCCACCGTTACCTCCATTTACTGTACCAAAATTTGTTATAGAAGTTGCTCCTCCCGAACCACCATTACCTGTATATCGAGCTCCTCCACTTCCGCCTCCTCCAACACTATAAGGTTGAGAAAAAGGTTGAGTCAATGTACCTCCATAAAAACCAAAACCTCCCGGACCACCAGCACCGGCAGTTTGAGCAGGATTAAATGTGTATCCTCCACCGCCTCCGCCTCCTCCAGCGTACATGTAAGCTCCAATATAATTAGTTGCTGGATTAGCTGTATATGTTCCAGATGATGGACCTTTAGAAACAATTTTAGGGACAAATGCACCCGCTCCACCAGATCCACTTGAAGCTGCCGTAATTCTACCTTGCGCATCTACTGTAATTGTAGCTGAAGTATATTCAGCGGGAGTTACTGCAGTGTTTGCTAATTTGTCAGCAGTTACAGCGTCATTTGCTATTTGCGTAGTATCGACTTCACCTGCATCTATAGCTCCATTATCAATTACTGTATTTCCATTTGAAATAATACCCATAGTATCTCCTTAAATTTTTTCTAATTTTAATCTAAATTTTTCATTAGATTTATTGTTAATTAAGTATATATCTTCAGCACCCTCTTGTAAAGTCCAGCTACCCTTTGAACCATCTACTATATTTCCCTCAGTTTTATGTTCATTATTAAGGTGTAAATCTCCAGTATAAATATTTTGCCAAACGTTACCAGAAGCTCCTAAATCGTAAGTGTCATTAGCACCAGGTAGTATATTACCTGTGGCTGTAATTGCTTCTGAAGTTATTGCCCCTGTTGTGATAGCACCTAAAGTGCCTAAGTTAGCATTTACATCAATAATATTTGTACCATTACTGTAAAGAATTTTTACTCCTTTATCTGTTGTTGAAAAAGTAGGACCAGTTCCACCTGCAGTTTTAAATTCAACAGTAAATGCTCCAGAAGTATTATTGTAAACAATATAAGATTTTTCTATGCTATCGGGCACTGTAACAATTTGGTTTCCCGTTATTGTTCCAGATAATTCTATAATTAAATTTCTTGCATCCGAAGAAGATGTTGAACCATCAGCTATTAGCAATGCAGTTGTCTGCGCACCGCCAGTTATGTTTTTATTTACATAACCTTGCATCTGGTTAATTATTTCTAAATTTGTATTTGTTTTAGTTCCCCAAGTACCATCGTTGGCACCTGTAACCATTAGTTCTATTCCAAGATCAGTATATGTTGATGACATGTCGCTATTATATCCTTTTTAGGCTGCTCTATCAACCTCAGTCCAAACATTAGACACTCCAGTATCTATTTCTGCCCAAGCTGTAATATTTGGATTTCCTGTATTTGTTTGTAATTGAATTCCAGTCACATCTATATCTGCATTTCCTGTCACCGTAACAGATCCTACAGAAGTGGACATTTGAACACCCGTCACATTGTATCGAGTCTCTTGTGTTGCGGTTCCAATAGAACTTGTTAATTGAATTCCTGTTAAAGAAACATTAGCATCTGCTGTGGGAACTTCTTCTCCCATAGACATTGTTAGTTCTTGACCGGTAACTTCAACAGTATGATCTGTAAATGCAGACTCATCACCTAACGTCATGGTCATTTCTGAACCAGTAACTGAAACGTTTGCTACACCAGTAATATCTACATCTCCAACAGAAGTATTCATTGTATGTTCAGTAACAACTACTGAAACATTACCATCTGCTGTAACAGAGAAAGTTCCAAGAGTCGATTGAAGTAAGAAACTTGGAAGTTGTCCAGCACCTGTTGTCGTAAACACTTCAACAGAAGGTATGAAGAAAGTAGCAGGACTTTGAGAAGCAAAAGGAGCTTCGCCAAAAGCAGTTAGAGTATCTTGCGTAGTTTCTTTATTGGATATAGATAATTGTTGACCAGTTACTGGAACACCTACATTAATATCTTCTTCACCAATTGATGAGGTTAATTGAGAACCAGTTAAACTGACTGATGCAGAAGAACCTGCAACAGCTCCTCCATTGCTTAAAGTTGCTTGAATACCTGTAACATCTACATTAGCAGTACCTGTATTAGACTCTTCTCCTATAGAAGAAGTAAGTACAACACCTGTAGCAAAAGCTATAACATCATTTGGTTCAGTAGAAAATGCGGCTTCGGAAAATGCCGATACACCTAAAGCCATAGATTAAGCTCCTTACATTTCTTCTAATTTAAATCTGAATTTTTTACCAGATTTATTATTTAAAATATATAAATGTTCTTCACCCTCTTGAATAGTCCAGTTACCTTTTGTGCCATCAATAGCATTACCTTCTTCTTTTCCTTCATTAGATAAATGTAAGTCACCAGTGTATACGTTTCTCCAAACGTTACCAGGAGCTCCAAGATCAAAAGTATCAGAAGTATTAGGTAAAACGTGATCTGACGTAACATCTCCGCTAGTTGTAAGTGACGTAAGCGTTCCGACTGCAGTTATACCAGTATATGAACCTGATACCCTAGCTGTGGGTACTGTACCTGAAGATAAGTTATCTGCATTTAAAGAAGATCCATCAATGAACCCACTGTCATTATTGAAACCTGAAATGGCAATATTAGCTTTTGTTAATTTTTTCTGTGCGTTAGCAGCATCTACTACTGCAAAGAAATCTCCATCAGCGTCTGATGTAGATGTAGTTAATTCTGAAAGATCAACATCTATTTGATCTGCTTGAACATCAATTAAGTTTCCAGCGCCAACATTTAATGTAACGTCACCTGTAGTTCCGCCTCCAGTTAAACCGTCTCCTGCTGTAACACCTGTTATATCAGCAGAGATAGTTTGATATTCTAAAGCTGTTGCACCGCTGTTTACAGCTAAAACTTGGTTAGCTGTCCCAATAGCTGTTAAACCTGTTCCACCTTTTGTTGTTGGTACTGTAGGTAATCTGTCTGATGATAAAGTTCCTGAAGCAACGTTTGAAGCATTAAGAGCAGTTAAAGCTGAACCATTTGCCGCTGGAAGTGTTGCAGGAAATCTTGCGTCAGGTACAGTACCCGATGCTAAATCGTCTGCGTCTAAGTTTGTTAAATTAGCACCACTAACTGCTGGAAGTGTTGCTGGGAATCTTGCATCTGGAACTGTACCACTTGCTAAATTAGTTGCGTTTAAATCTGTAAGTGCTGAACCATTTGCTGCTGGAAGTGTCGCTGGGAATCTTGCATCTGGCACTGTGCCTGAAGTTAATTGTGTTGCGTTTAAAGCTGTTAAAGCTGAACCATCAGCTGCTGGTAATGTAGCAGGAAATCTTGCATCAGGGACTGTTCCTGAAGCTAAATTATCTGCGTTTAAATTTGTTAAATTACTTCCATTGTTTGCAACAATATTTCCACTTGAATCTAGGATAACGGCTTTAGAAGCAGGTAAAGTACAGAAAACATTTTTTGTTCCTGCACCAAAGTTTACTGCAGAGTCACTGTTAGATGAAGAGATAATTGTATCTCTTGATAAAGTATCTGTAGCTGCATCGGTTACAGTTCCAAGACCAACTTCGAACTCACCGTTTTCGTTAACGATAGCATAATAAGTTGTATTAGAATTTCCAATACCCGCAACGAACGATTCAAAACCGGATACCGCTCCTGCTAAATCAAATGTACCTGTACCAGTTGTGGTAGAGGTTTCTTTTACTCTATCGTTTACTACCAAAGCCATTTTAACTCCTATTTATTACGCAATTCTTAAAATTGCAGCAGATGTTGTGAATGCAGGAAACTGGATTGTGAATGTTCCAGAAGTTGCAGTCTTGTCTCCGCCAAAATCTAATACAGCTACTGCTTCAGTAGTACCTGTACCACCGTCAGTTGTTGTATTGTAAATCAAAGCACCTCTAGCTGTTAGTGTAACACCAGTAAATGATAAATCAGCGTAGTTAGTAATTGCTACTCCTGATGAAACTTTTACACCGCTGTTTACTAAAGCTTTTCCACCAGCAGCATATCCCGATGGTGATGTAACTTCGTTTGTTGTTGCGTAGTTAGTTGTTGATGCACCTAGTGTTGCAACTGAAGTATACATTGCTAATTTAAATGTATCTCCACCTGAACTATCAAAGTCGTGCTCACCAGCTAACAATTGCTTTTTGAATGAATTGCAAATTGCGTTAGTTGTTATTGCCATAATTGTTCTCCTTTAAAATTACGTATTTGGTGATGGTGAAGGTATCTTAATTCTAGGTACCCCATCATCATATTCCGCACGTCTTCTTCTCCCCATTTGTTGAAGAGCAAAATTCTGTACTTCTTCATTATACTTACTTTCATACAGGTTGTACATATCCTGCGGGCCTTTTAAATATCTAAAAGCTTCAGTAAGCACACCATGTAACAACATTGATTCTTGATATGTAGACAAAAATGTATTGTTAGAAGATGTAAACTGTGGTGGATCTGTAATGTAATTGATTTGTACTGTGTATGCGGAATCTGGTATTGGAGCCACAAGTATATTAAAATCATCCCAGTTAGCCCAATACTTAGGTAAACCTGTAGCAGCATTATTGTTATATTCTGAGATAAAACTTGTATCTCTTCTTTCAAGAAAAGTTCTAGTAGAGCCGTCAATCACTTGAACAGATCTCATTATGGTTAGATCTGCAGGTAATGATACGTATCTGTTTCCTGAAGTAAATGTAGAAGTTGAATATTTTCTTAAATCATCATAATCAACTTTACCTGCAACATCTAACTCTACTGATCTTATAAATTCTTGTATAATACTATCTGATAAAACGTTACTGTCTACTTCAGTGTAGTTTCTTACTTGTGTTAAAAAATTTGCGTACGTAACTGCCATTAAGTAATACTAACCTCCGCTTGACCAACTAATGCATCTAGTTGTCTTCTTCTATTTTGTAGGGAAGGATCAGCAGGAGTCATAGCTGAGGTTCCTTGGTTAATAAATGCAAAATCTCCTGGTAAAGATAAATTAGCGACTCCAACTGTAATTCCACCAGAATCAGAAATTGTCTGGTCATCTGTAAATTCTTGAGTTGGTTGTTGAAACTTTTGATTTCTTGAATTTTGTAAAGCTATTGCATCAGATACATTATACTTTCTTCTTATCTGTGGATGTTTAGGTTCAAACTCAGAATAATGAACTAAAGAACCATTCCATTCCTTCACCATCTCAGTGTACGGAAAAGCCATTCCTGATCTATCCGATATTGATTGTGATCTTTTTCCTGTAGCCCATTTTGGCATAATTATACTCCGTTAGGATAAAAAGATTGTGGAGTGATGTATGTAGATGTTCTTTGACCATCTTCATCTAACGCTCTTTTCAATTCATCCTCATAAATTAATTTATTTTGTTGTACAAGCTGTGGAGCTTTTTTCATAGCTAAGTAGTAAGCCAACCCTGCGCACATGCAAGGCAAAAATCTGTATGCTACATCTGCATCATTTGTGTATGCACCCGCATCTTCAATTCTTTTAATTACATAAAATTTTAATGTATTGTATGTGTTTAAATCAGGTGCTTGATATAAATATATATTTGGAGTTGTTTGTCTATCAACGTAATATTGGGAAGGTTGTCCTAATGCTAATTTATTTGGTAATGCAGCATACGCTGATCTATCAATTTTAGTTAAAGAAACATCCTGTGTGTTTACACCATCTGATGCTGCTGCACTTGAAGATACATAAGCTTCTAATACATCATTAACATCTGCATCCACTGCATATTCAACTTGACCAGATACTAGAGGTATTTCGTTTAATTCTGTTTTCCAAAGATGAATACCTCGGTTACCCCATTCTGCAAATAATAAGTCTAAACTTCTTCTAGCAGAACGCATCTCGTAACCAGAAGTAGTGCTAAGACCACATCTTTCATAACCTTCATCAATTACTTCATCTATATTAAGATTAAAGCTCGTAGTTCCTGAAGTTGCCATTTAAGTCCTTTTTACGGTTGTACAATTTCTTAGATTGTATCACTTTTTGACTAAACTTTGAAGACCTTAGACTTTTTGCTACGTAATTTATCAATGACACGTTGTTTTTTCTTTTTCTCATCTCGCGCACCTCTAAGTTTACCATCTATTTGTTTTGATATTTGCGATCTTCCTATTGGCATTGTTTTCTATAAGTATTCTCTATTTTGTCCGTAAACTGTATTCATATTAAATGAGATAATTATCTTTTCTTCATTAAAAATATTCACAGGTGATTTATGACCATAATAACCTGGAAAAGTAAGTATGTCACCCTCACTAACATCAATTGTAAATTTTTCGTTTTTAGGTAAAAAAATTTGAGTTTTTATCTCCGTGTTTGGTAAATTTAAATAAAAAACATTTGTTAAATTTGCATTAGGATGATTATGTAAATCATGATAATCTCCTTTTTTATATACTTGAAACCATAAGTTAGTTATTTCAATCGCTTTTGAGCCAAAAAAATTACAAACTGAAGAAGCAAATTCATTTAAAATATTATTTTTAAAATACTCTTTGTATTCTCTCTTCATTTTTTTTGGTAAATTATAATCTTGATGATATATTTTATCTCCAGAAATATCT